AGTTGGCAAATCAATGCGACTATTTATACCATTAAATGTAAAAGCATTACCACTCTTACCAGTACTATAAGTTAATCCACCTTGTGCAGTTCCATTGTATGTACCTAATGAATCGTTTGTGTTTGATTCACCTTTATATACAGCATAAAGCCCAGTAAGTAATGTACTCACTGTAGCTTTCAACATTGAACTTATTAGTCTATAATAATACATTATGCTTGTTGATTTAAACCTAAAACGTCAAATTTACCATCTGTAGAATTGTATATAATTCCAAGGTACATAGTTTTACTAATAACGGTAGTGGTAGGTAAAGTAATACCTATTGCTCTATAGTTAGTTCCAAAAGCAATAGTTTGTGCTGTACCATTGTCTTTTATTCTAATCATTAATGATTGACCTTCTGCAAAAGTACCAGTAGGATTAGCAAGTGTAAGCCCTGTTGCTTGTGCTGTGATAGTTACTAAATCATTTGTAAATACTGGTGTAACTGTTGCTGAACTTGAAACTGTTTGAACTGTAGGTGTAATGTAAGACCAGTTTGCTTTTCCGTCAGATGTTATTGATTTAAGATATTTACCTACCGCTTGAGTACCATCAGTTACTTGAAGTCCATAAGCCACACCTGCCCCAGCTGAAGCTGCTTCAAAATGACCAGCAATATTTTCAACTTGACTTACGTTTGCTAAACCATAGACACCAATTGATTTGCCTGTTGCATTTCCTGCTGATTCTCCGTAAATACCAATATTTCTAACAGTTGAACCAGAAGCAGTACCTCTAGTTCCTATTTTCCATGAAGAAGAAGCTCCATCAGCTATTCCATTTATAGCTTGTGTATAAGTACTCCCTCCTCCTGTATTTGTAACTATTAATCCAACTGTATCAGCTCTGGTTTCTAACACGACCATCCTTGCATTACTAGCGGCTACGCTATTTATAGCGACACAAGTATTATTATCAAGTATTTGAGAATCACTAACATACTCTCCGTCTGGATTAACTCCATCTGAAATAAATTTAGCTACTCTATTTACAGTTCCGCCACCAAGTCCATAACCTGAAAGAGTAGTAGGTTTACCTGTAATTACAGACCATGCAACAGTTAAATTACTATTTAAAAAAGCAATTAATTGTGCTTTTGTCATTCTTCGAGAAGCATATACGCCAGCAGAACCTTCTGTACCACTTACATAAACGTCTACCCAAATAAGGTTTTTAGTATTAGCTTCCGAAACGTCGTAAAGCTGTTGCTGTTTTAGTTGTTCACTCATATCTTTATTATGCTGTTATAAAATTAATACTATTTGTGTTAGAAACTCCAATTCCAGTCGTATAAATAAATAAATCTCCATTTGATGAGCAGTCATCACTTATTTTAGAAGTAATACAAATGTTATCACCAGTTACTTTTTCCATATCAAGTAGACATTCTAAAGTAATTGCAGTTGTACTAAAGCCACTTGAATTTAATTTATTATCTGTAATACCATATAATGGATTAGAAGCATCTGTATTGGTATCTATTTCAGTAGAAAACACCCATCTCGGAGAACTTTCTTTATTTTCAACCGTTATCTGACCGTAAATATCACTGCCCCATGCAGTTGGTGCTGTATGTATTGCTCTAATTAATATTTGTTTACCTTTCTTAGGTGCAGTTACAGCAGTCATAGATGGATAGTCAAACAATTGAATTACAGAAGTTACCGTGCTATCATCGTAAGTTTTAATTGAAATGTTTTTGTAAAACCAATCTACAGCACCATTTCTTTCAATCTCAACTTTTACTTTTAAAGACCAATCACCAACTTGGAAATTATACCAATTGTTGTTGTTTTTATTTTGAGAAGAAAAATAAGGGTGAGTTAAAACAAGTTTTTCCCAATATTCCCATTTAATTAAGAATGGATAGTATAATCTTAAAATTGCTGTAGTACCATTATTTGAACTTTCCATTAAATACGCTTCTTTTTTAAGCGAACTTTGTGGTAAATTATTATTTAAAGCAATAGTTTGGTCAGCCCAAAAGTCAAAATCTTGATTAGATAAGTCAAAATTAATAGACTCTAATACAAATTCCTTATCCAATACGTTGTTTACAACTACAATACTTGATTTTACATTGGAATTAACGTCTGCTTTTAGTATTGAAAAATCAGCAATAAAACCTAAATCATCTTCAAGGTTGAAATCTGTACTTGACGCAGGTATTGATAAGTCTGAATAGTTTACATTGTAAGAGTGATTAAACAAACTTGTTAAAGTAGGAGTAACTAATTTACCTACTGCGTATTTATATTCTAAATTACTCCCTGAAATTAAGGCATTATAGTTATCTGCTTTTACCCATAAGTAAAATACTCTGTCAGTAGTACCTCTAGTTGCAATAAAATCACCTAATCCACTAGATAAATACAATGGATTTAATTCAAATGATACAGTAAATGTTCTGTTACCTCCTGCATCAGCATAAGAAAATGCAGTTAGTTTTACTGTATATGGAGAACTACCACTTGCTGTAAATGTATTTCCAATATTAGCAGTTCCAATTAAACCTGTTTTAAGCAAGAAAAGTTTATCGCTTTGACTCTTAGCTTGATTTAAGTTGTAAGTATCGTCTAAAGTACTGTAACACCCTCCAATCTCTAATTTATCAATAGTAGTTCCTTTTACTTGAATGGTTAGATTAACAGTATTTAAGGAATTATAGTATAAAGCAGTGACATTATTTGTTATTGATAGTAATTTAGGTATTTCAGTGTTATAAGATTCATCAAACCAACCTGTATTACAATCATCGTTAATTTGAATTGTAGTAGGTTTATTTGTTTCAGAAGAAACTACTCTGAAATCAAGTTGAGTAAATTGTTTTAGGTAGCTTTTACCTTTGAACATTTCCTCGAATAATACTCCTACAAAAATAGTTGTAAAAGAAATTTCATAGTTTCTAACAGCTCTACCTGTAACATATACGTTGGTAGAGTCTGATAAACGCTTAATTGTAGTATTTGTAATAGCAAATTGACCTGATTTTTTACCTACCTGAGTTAAATTTGCAATTGAACTTACTGATAAAGATGAAAGTCCTTGATAAACAAGTTTGCTTTCTTCACCATCAACTAAACTATCACTAGAAGCACTCGGATTATTACTGTCGGTAAAGTTAATGCTTAAATTTATTTCGTCGTGTACAGAGTCAGTATATATTATCCAAATTGAAGACGGAGAGCCTTGGGAACTAGAATTATTTACGTTAGGCAAAGAACTTCCAGATATAACAAGATATAATGGATATACATCATTAATAGTAGCAGACCATGAACTTGTAACAACATTAGCATTATTAATATCCTTCCAATAAATAGTCATTCCTTTTCTAAATCCAGATTCTATGAAATCCCCTTGCGACTGTTTAAGGACTCCATCAAGATTATCAAACGACATTGAATTATCACTACTTGACCGAACGTAAATATCTGAACTGATAGTTAATTTAGAAGTTATAGTATCTCCTGCGTTAGCTTTGTAATCACTCCCAGAATTTCCGTAAATGTCTGTGTATGACTTAGATATTAATTTTACTGACATCTTCTAAGAGTTTATTCATTTTATTTATATCCTTATTTTCAATTGCTACCTGTAGTTCTGAAAATATTTCTTGTGCCTGTTTAACCTTATTTTTATCCTCATCTGAAATTTCTTTGTTAATGAGAATTAAGTCAAGTTTATCTTTGGCTTGTTTGGATATATCTTGCACTTCTTGTGAAAGTTTTATTAAAGCATCTACATTCATATAGCAAATTTAATATATTTTCGTTAACTTAAATTGTTTATTGAATACATTATGTGGCTCTTTATAGTCAATTACTGCATAATTTTTCTCATCGAAATAGTCAATCTTCATTATTTCGCATATTTTACCATCTATTGTAACGAAATTTTTATTCACAATATCTACAAATTCAGAACTTGTAATCTTAATTCTAACACCTCTTTTGATTATGTATTGGTATAATTCTGGATTGTTTATGTAGTGGTATTTATCCCATAAGTAAGTAGGTGTAAGTTTGCTTTGGTCACCTGACATTCCTCTAGCTTTATCCCACATAAATATTTTAGTAGTCGAAAAGAATGGTGCTGTGAGTTGTATTGCACCGTATTTATTTTTCTTAGCTACTAAGTTTGTTGAACCAAGCGATAAAAAGTCAATTAATTTATAAAGTCCTTTAAATTGTTTTTCCAACCATGTTAATTTGTCTTTTCTTTTAGCAAGTGCAAATGGTAATGTTTTTTCATTAAGTCCTTTTATCAAATTTAATGTAACATCGTTTAATCCTGTGGTATCTAAAGAGTATTCAGCTAAGTTGTTTTCAAAAGCATCAATTGTATTGTAATCGGAATAGTCACTAAGGTAATGGATATAATATCTTCTAAATAATTTAGTAAAGTCATATTCGTAAGAGTTTACTCTGTCTGCTTGTACTACTAATGAAGTTGATAATTGTTGAGTAGCATTTGACTGCCAATAATCCCATCTTTCAAGAGTAACAGTTTTATTCAACACTCTAGCTTTACCATTAAACATATTCTCCATAGAATAAATCAAAGTACCTAAAGTACCTACTGTATCACTTGATTGTGGGAAACATTTGTTTTGACCTGTTCCGTAATCACTAGAGAATACGTCATACCACTTAATGTTTGTTCTGTTTTGTGGAATTGGAAGAATAACCATATCTGCGTAATCACTTTCGAGTATAGAAGACTTAAATTCATACCCTAAGAAGTTACAGCTCTTTTTAAGTAAATCTAAAGCAGTACACGCTTGTAATTGATTTAATGGTGGGTTTAATAGCCTGTATAATTCAATTCCAAATACAACTGCTTGATATGCTAATATTGCAAAGAATATAAGTGATAAGGCAAGTTTTGCAGTAGCAATTAATATTGTTTTCCAATCTGCAACAATAACAACTCCTGCTAATGAAACTCCATATAGCGGAAATACAGCCCACACAAACTCTGTTGCACGTTCTTTTACTTCTTTGGCTTGACTTGCAATAGTTATAGACACCGTAAACAAACCTAATGAAGCCGTCAATGCTCTAGCAGGTGCATCTTGTGGCAATACTTGGTAATCAATTGTTATTGGAGTAAATGGATTAGATAAGTTGACTAAGTCAAATATCAAACTTTCAGCTTTATCAAAGAATTGGTCATGTCCATATCTATTTTTTAAAGTAACATTTACCTTGTTGTCAAATACTTTAAATCCATCTGTAAAATCTACATAGTAATCTATAAACTTAGAAGGTGCAAACTCTATTTGATACGGTAATCCTTCTAATAGTCCGTTTGACGCTACGTGAGTGTCTACCATCTTCTTTGCTTCACGTGAAAGTACAATAGAATCAGTAGTTATCTTTTGATTATCTACACGTGCTTCAAAGTCAATTGAAATGCCAATGTCAAATCTGTTTTCTGGAGATATTTCAATCCCTTTTATTTTATGCTTCATAATTACGAAAATCTTGAAATATTACGAACTTTAGTGTTGCCAGTTTTTTTAGTTTCCATAATGTGCATTACTCCACCAACTATTTCACCAAGTTCAATGTTAGATTCTGGTTTGTTTTTGATTACATTTTTTAAGTCTTGTAACTCTGAAACTATCATGTCTGTACTCCATGAACCTACATTTAACTGCATTGCACCATCACCTTTACGCATAACTTCACCTCTATGAAAATCCTCTGCTAATTTAGCAATTTCAAGGTTAGATAAATCACCTATTTTACTATTTAATGCTTTTGGAATAACTCTTTCGTTAGGGTGTAATACAGCGTGAAAACCTCCTTTACCATCAACTCCTTGTCCATTGCTTCCTGTATCTTCTGTACCGTCAAAATAAGCAGGTAATCCATTTGATACAGTATTTGCTAATTGATTTAATAAGGTAATATCAGTAAGCGTTTTTGTAAATGGATTCTCACCAACTTTAGCATTTTGAATATTATTTGAGTATGCCTGAAATACAGTCATTGCAATTTGCAGTTTCTGAATTGATTTTTGCTCATTAATCTTTTGTTTTTCAGTTTCTAGTTGTTGAACATCAAGCTGTGCTAAAGACTCTTGTGCTTGTATGCTACCTGATACTGCTTTTTCACGTAGAAAGTCAGCTTGTGTAGACATACGTTCCATACGTTTATCAAGTATATCAATTCTACGTTCAGCTAAATTAATATAATGCTCCAAAGACTTTTGAATTAAGTTGTTTACTGATTCGGCGGTATTTTTAATAATTTCTAATCTTTTTTCAGCACGTATTAATTCAAGTTTATCTAGTGTATCTTGCATTTTTTCTACTGAATCACGCTTAATATTAGCCATATTTTTTTCATGGTTTTTTTGTAGCCCTTCAATTTCCAAGTTAGTATCTTCTTGACGTTTTATGTCGTTTTCATACACTTGTGCTTTTTCTTTATCTGCACCTTCTTTTATTTGTTTAGCATAATCTTTATTTATTTCAAGTTGTGCTTTTAAATTTTCAATTTCAGCTTTTAACTCTTGTTTTCCAGACTTACTTAAATTTTTCTTTTTAAGATTTATTCTTGCATCAACTAACTTGCGTTCTGTATCTGATTGAATTTCTGATAATTGTTTTAATTTTGTTTTTTCTTGTTCTTCTACTGCTATTAATTCATCATTAAATGTTTTAGTATCACGAATCTTTTTATCTTCTTTTTCAGCTTGAAATCTTTTTTCTTCAAACTCTTTTTTAGCTTTTTGCTCTAGTTCTATTGCAGTTTGAACTGCACCTGCACTATATTTACCAGTAAGATTTACAGATTTTTCTTCTTTATCTAATGCAATTCTAGTTTTATCAATAGCCTCTTGCATTTTATCTTCTGATTTTATCTTATCAATATCTTTTAATATTTCAAGTTGTCTACTTAGGTAAATGTTTGTTTTATTATATTCTACATTTAAGTCACGAACTTCTTTAGTGTGTTCTAACACTCCTTTAACAATAGGGTCTGGAGTGTAATCTTTTTTACCTCTGCCTTTTACTGGTATTGTTAAAGATTTTTTATATTCTTTTTCAGCATCTTTTGCTATTTTTTTTATACTATTATATGTTGCAGTTAAAGCGTTTAGTTCTCTTAAAATCTCATTTTCACCTCTAGCACCTATTGGGTCTAATAAATTTGAAGCATATTTTGAAAGTTTAGATTTTTCTAAGAATGATAAATATTCATAACCTATTAAATCCATTGCTAATTTAGCGTCTTGCAATTGCCTTTGTGTTATTTCATAAGCAATTCTAGCTTTATCTTTCGCTAATTTCTTATCTAAAGTTTCATTAATTCCAGCATAAGACGCATTTAATTGGTCTGTAAACTCTTTTTCATCTTTAAGATTTTTTATAGTTGTACCATACTTGCTATTAATTTCATCAATAATTTCAGCCCTTCTTTGACTTTCATAGTTTGTGTTTTCTAAGGCTTCAAATAATGATTTTAACTCTAACTTCTCTTTGCTTGAATCTAAAATTAATTCGTTTTCATTTGTTTTTAATTCATTTCTATATTCTTTTATTTTATTTCTAATTGACTTTAATTTCATTTCGGTAACAGCAAATTCAGTCACCATTAAAGCGAAAATACCTATAAAGTTTTTATATAAAACATCACCTAAGTTTGATGCAGAGTTTTTAATACTATCTAAAACTCCAGCAAATCCTTTCCCATTTCTAATACCTTTTACAAACGCAGAGTTCATTAATTCTTGCGATAAAGCACTTACTTTAATCACAGTATTATAACTTACCCATATATGTAATAAAGTCCCTACAAATGATATTATAGGCTTAATATTTCTTCCTAACGTAAGTAGGATAGTAGATAAAGTTTCATTTAACCCAACACCTTTTTGTACATTATCAAAGTATAAAGCAATTTCAGTTTTAAGTACGTTAAAAGCACCGCCTAAGGTATGTAGTCTAGCACTTGCTTTAGAACCAAATGCAATCTCTAATTCAGTAGCAAACGCTGGCATAACATCATCTGCTAGTACCAAACCTTTTTTCATTAAGTCATTTAATTGAGCTTCTGATACACCCATTGATTTAGCCATGATACCAAAAGCCCCAGGCAATCTTTCACCTAATTGTTGTCTTAATTCCTCTGCGGAAACTGTACCTTTAGAGAACATTTGAGATACAGCACGTAAAGCACCTTCGGTGTCTTGATTAGATAAAGCTAACGCAGAACTTGATTTGATAATGCTTTCATAAATTCTTTTACGTTCACTTAATGATAAGTTAGAAGATTCAGTAGATGCTATAAATCCTTTATAAGTACCCATTAACACTAATAAATCTTGACCGTACGACCTTGACATTTCAGTTAGAAACTTAAAGTTCTTTCCGTATTCTATTGAACTCCCAGATACATTCTTTAAAGATAGGTTTAAACTATCTAATTTTATTTGAGTATCTAATAAATATCTAATACCATCAAACACCCCAAAAGCAAGTCCTAATTGCATTAAAGCATTCTTTAATCCACCTATTGCTTTTTGGTAATTACCTACATTACGGAAGTTATCGCCTACTGTACTATCAAGTTTTTTAAGTGCTTTATCACCTTCAATTGCTGATTTAGTGGTTTCTTTATATTGTTTACTTAACTTATAATATTCAGCTGAATTTTTCTTGCCTTGTTTTTCAAGTTCAAGCATTTCAGCACCCAACCTTTTACTTTCGTTCTTTAAATCACGAGTGTTATCGGATAATTCTTTGTAAGCACCTGAAAGTTTCTTTTTATTAGCTAAAGCACGCTCATCAGATTTATTTATTTGTTCTTGTGTTTTTAGTGCTTCACGCTTAGTTTTTTCTTCTTCACGTAATGCTTGTTCGGAAGTCTTTTTAGCTTCACGAATTGCAATCTCATTGGCTTTATTTACTTTAGTTTGAGTTTCAACAGCACTAGTTAATTCCTTAACCTTAACAATCAAGTCGTTAATTTCCTTTACATTGTCAGTTTTAACGCTTTTTAATTCTTTTTTAAAAGACGTTCCAACTTTTACTAGTTCTTCGTTTAGTTCAGAAATCTTAGTTTTTGCTAATTCTGCACTATCTACAACTATTTTAAATATATCACCTTCAAATATATCGGAACTCTTAATTTTTTCACTCATATCAACTTATATTACTTTGTTTTTCGTATTCTTCCATTATAGAGTAAAACTCCGTAACAGTTATAACTTTCCAATCTAATCTATAGCCAAGCCACTTTCCTAAGTAGATTAAAGTTTTTTCAATACTCAATCCAGATTCAGAAGTTTTCTGTAAAGATACAATTTTAGCATCTTCTATTTCTATTTGTGTCAACTTGAAATCATCTTTTGTAATCAAAAACTCACATTGCAACAACGCTTTTTTCTTTAGAATATCCAAATACTTCTGATATTCTTTATTTACTCCACGTTTTTGTAAGAACTCATCATACAATTTGTTGAACGCTTCTTGATTATCCGTTTCTTCTTTAAGTTCTAAATGAACATACTTTAACTCTCCGCTCAAGCATTTCTGCCAATTAAACAAAGGTATTTCATCAATCGATTGATAATGTCTTTCTTGCATACTTAATCATTCTTATTTTTATTTCATTCTTTAAAGCCGTCATACTTTCTTCCGTTAAACCTACAATATCATTACCATATTGCTCAAATAGATTTGTAGTGCCTAAAAAATTAGTCTTATTAGCATCCGCATCTACTTCAAAACCATCATTCATTACTTTTATAAACATAGAATTAAAAAATGTTCCTGTATCAAACAATGTGTAATGACTACCTGCTTTTTTTACAGGATTTATTTGCTCTGTAAGTTGAGAGTAGCGACCTATAACATTTCCCTTTGCATTTACTCCTAAGTCAATTAACTGGTGTTTTTGAATCAAATATTCAATTACATATTCTTGAACTTCCCTGTCAAATGAATATAACCAAGCATCAATCTCTTTTAAGAGTTTAACTTCTTTTAGTTTCTTAACCAAATCAGTTTTAGCAAAAAGGTCTTTCATAATTCAAAGGTAAAAAAAAAGAGGTACAAATTAATGTACCCCTTCCTTAAATGTTTATTTAAAAACTATACTAACGTAGTAGATAATGTTCCAACATATCCAGCTTTAGCAACCGACAACGTAACTGGCAATGAAGCAGTTTGTGAAGCGAATGTCAATGCGTAGCTGTTTTCAGTAGCAACAGCAGTTAATAAAGTGATTGTAGCACCAGTTGCTGTGTTTTTAAGAGTGAAGTCAGCTTGAACAAGTCCAAGAACTTTAATCTTATTTTTAGCAGTACCATAATCAAGCGTTCCAGTAACTACAAGAGTTGTTTGTGAAGCAGAAGTTTTAGCTAAAGCAACATCTAACAATCCTTCAAGGTTATTGAAGTCGTACAAGTCAGTTGTATCAGATGGAGTTAATAACCAAAGTGTAGACTCATCAAATAATCTGTAGAAGTCAAATCCTACCATGATTTTTTGAGTAGCTGAATCTGTAGCAAACATTAATTTTGCTTCAAAAGATTCGTTATCTACTGGAATTGGATATAATTTATCACCAACTTTAGAACCAACTAAGTTTCCGTTAACGTCAACAACATAAACACCGAAATCAACACAACGATTATCTTGGATTTTACCTAATAATTGTGGAGTTTCATTCCATAATTGACCTGCAAAAGAACGTTTACCTTGTTTGATAAATACTTTACGTCCAGATGGAGCTTCTTCGAAAGTAGAATCAGCCTTAGCTAGTTCAACATTTTCGAATTGTGGAAGTGGAAACCATCTTTTAGTAGCGTCAGCTTGATTAGCTAAAGCTGTAAAAGTAGCTTCAGTAAAAGTAGCTGTTAAATCTAAAGAGTTTTTAGCACCAGTTGAATCTTTCAACGGAACTAAGATAAGTTTTGAAGTAACGGATTGAATCGTTACGCAATTTGGTGTTCCAGTATTTGATAAACCAGATTCACATTTACAGCCTAATGACATATTTTTAAAGTTTTAATGATTAAAGAAAAGAAGGGGAGTTACCCTCCCCATTCAAATTAAGGTTTTAATAATGCAGTTTTTGCAGTAGAGAAAGTTCCTTTAACAAAAGCATTGTAGTGATTAGATTTCACATAATGAACCGCACGTGCTTCACACAAGATTGTCATTAAGTTTTTAGTGAAGTCATCATTTACATAACCAACTTGGATATTCAAATCCTCTCTAATACGTAAGTTAGATTTAGTAAAGTCACCAACTAAGAAAGTACCAGCAGTCATACCAACATTTTCGATAACTGGAATACCTTTAACTCTAGTAACTCCGTTAGCATCAACATATTGCATAGCATAAGTGTACTCACCTGTAGTTGTTTTGTTTAATTGCATTTTAACTGCATCCTCTGGGTGAAGAACAATATAGTTAGCATTAAACAATCCAGTTTGAATTTGTGCGATAGCTACAGCTAAAACGTCAAACTCGTTAGGAGATACATAAGCTAAAGCAAAGTTACCAGCAGCCCAAGCAACAGCATTTTGTAAGATACCAACTAAGTTATCTCCAGCACCGTCACCAGAAAGGATTTGAGAATCTAATTTCAATTCAACGATTTCCATCAACTCATTGTTAATTTCATTACGCATGAATGGTAAATCAGCAATCATTTCTTTAGAAACTTTAATCCATGCAGTAACTTTTTTAACTGCTACAGAAGTTTCAACTACATTGAAGTCAGCTTGTGATTTTAATGCACCCTCTGCTGTCATATCAGCACCACCTTCTTGTCCACTAGACTGAATGTAAGTGATATACTTAGAAGTTGTACCAGAAGCATTAACTAATTGACGTAAGAAAGGCATTCTACGTGCAATACGAGTAACACCAGCTTCTAATTGCGATAAAGCAACTGTACCACCAGAGTAGTTGTTCGTAATTGACATTGTACCTACTGCTTTAACGTCAAGGTTCATTAAACCACCTTTTTCAGCGATGTCCTTGATTTTGTCAATAGAGTCAGAATAAGCATCAGCGATAGCTTGTCCGATAGATTTCAAAGTAACATTTTTTGAAGTTTTTTCTTCTTTCATTCCTTCTACTAAACCTTCCAATTTTGCAATTGCAGATTTAACTTCGGAGTTGTCAGATTTACCTTCTAAGTCTGTTAATTGATTTTTCAACGCTTCTAAGTCTGTTTTAGAAACGGAATTTGCTGTTTTTTCAGCGACAATTGAGTTTACTTTCTCAATTACTTGTTCTGGAGTCATTTCCATTTTTGTTTGTTTTTGGGTTAAAGTTTACAAATTTTTATCTACGCTACGTTGGGTTTTCGTTGTGTAGAGTGATTTGCTCGACTCTAACGCTTTTAAACTAACATTTACAAGCATCTTTATATTTTGATACAGAATAGGTAATAATAGTACCACTTAAATTCGCATCAAGTATGTTTTTATACATACCATTTTCTGTTTCAGTTCCAAATCTACTAAAAACTTTTCTATTAAAACTACTTAATCGCTTATAAAGTGCAAAATTATTTATTACTTTCTCAAATTCTTCTTGTAAAGCAATCATTGGTTCTGACACTTGAAGTCTATGGTCTTTAGTGTAATAGTTTAACACATCAGTTTCATCAAGAAATAAAACAGTCATTTCTAAGTCACGCTCTAAAGACGCTTCCAATCCATAAAGTTTTTCGCTGTGATTTTCTAATAACCAAACTAATGGTGTTTTATTGAGCATATTCTTATCCTTCTTCTCAAACTCAATATTAGTAGCAAGTTTAGTTCCTGTTATCGGAAATGGTAAAGGACATCGTACTGATTTCACGAGTGTAGCACTTTCTATTTCAAAGTAAGTGTCCTTTACTACCGAAGTAACAACAGATGAAGCATCTGCATCGCTAGAAGTTTTACCGAATATAATTTTACCTGCACGAATCCACTTCGTATTACAAGTATAAAATCTTTTACTAGAATAAGAACTAACTTCAATTGAAGTGTCAATCTTATTTACAATCTCCTCAAATAAAACACTAATATCTCTCATAACCAATAAGCATATTGTTTATTATATCCTCTAAAGTCTGGATAAGTACCTAAGTTTAACATTATATAATCTTGAATAGCACGATAAGTCTTTACAGATTCATTATAACGTAAATATATAGGTGTATGTGCCGAAATAGGATTAGAGTTTTCAGAACTCTGCTTAACAACACCAATTGGAGTAGTTTGAGTAATAGAATCCTTCATATATTCGAAATAGATGAATCCTAACAACATATCTTTCATTCCTCTTGAAATGATAAGCCTAATGTCCATTTCTTCCTTAAAAGGATTAAATATCTTAGTGTACTTTGCAGTGACTGGAACTCCTGCTGTTAAATCAGCTATAAATTGATTGTAAAGTTTTATACCCAACAATTCAGTCAGGTATATATCCTCGTATCTGTCAATATAAGACTGGATATTTGTATTTGCATACATTCCAGTAGAAAGTGCAAACTTTGAAGTAAAATCACTAATCGTTACAAACAACCCCATAACCTTGTTCTAAAAAAATATTTGCGTGTTCACCAGAAATAACTACTACTTCACCTTCTTTATTGAATGGTGCTTTGTTATTAAATGAAAACTTTACTAATTCGTGTTTTTCAAATTTATTGTTTACAACAACTTTTGCTTCTTTAGTAGTGCGTTTTACTTTTTCCATGATTATTTAATATTAGTTACAACTTTACTCCAGTCAAAAGATTTTTCTTCTTCTGTAGGCTCGATTATTTTTTTAACGTCCATTGCTTCGATATTCATACTTGCAATTTCAGAAAGTTGAGAAGTCAAGAACTTATGTCGCATTTCAAGTGAATATAAACTATCATCTGTACGACTTCCATTTCCTAACGCTTTAACAATAGTGTCCATCTCTTTTGTGATAGTAGTGATAATCTTAGTTTTTTCTTCTGATTTACCAACTTCTAATACTGGAGTCATTTCGTTAGCACCAAATGTTACTGCTGAACCTTCCCAAAGTGCTACCTCTGAAACTAAGTAATATCCACCACCATCTTTGGTTTCGTCTTCAATCCACTTAATCTTATCAGCTAGATATTTAAAACCAATAGAATGCTCACGGATAATTCCATCTTGATAATCACATAAAGCGTCATTACCTAAGGTAGAACTTCCAAGTTCACCTACAGCATATAATCCATTTTCGTCTTCTTTAAGTTCAACGAACTTTCCTATTTGCATTTTCCAGTCATGGTGTCTTAGGAAAGCAATTTTTCTATTTGAAGAAGAATCACAACCTCTTTCTTGTAAAGACTTAGAAAAAGCACCTTTTACAATCATATCTTGGTCGGAATCAATATTCCCAAAGTGTGCTAAATACATTGCTACCTTACGAGATTTAGCATCAACATCCTTAATTTCTAAAGAATGTGATTTAATTTTATAGGTAGAATTAAGTTTATTATTCATATTTACTTAAATTTGTTGTACAAATGTAAAAAAATTATTATGAGTAACCCTTCTTTTTGGAATGCTTTTTTCGGAACACCTATAAATAATAATCAACTTAGGGAAATAAATACCTTATTAGATACTAATAGAGCATATCAACATGACTTCTATGGTAAAAAAGTTCCAATCTGGATGAATACCGAAAAACCATTTCAAGCATACGTTGAAATACCAGAACTTAGAACTGTAGTAGATAAGAAGGCTCAAATGCTTTCACAAGGTCGTCCACGATTGATTAAAGAAAGTGATGGTACTGAAATTGAATCTCATTGGGTACTTGACCTTATTAAGAATCCTAATCCAATGCAAACTTGGCAAGACGTAATGTATTCTATATCCGTTAACGATAGTTTATTTTCTACTGCTTTATGTTATGCACCAAGAAGAAGTTTTGGAATAGTTAATTTATTTGTTCCACTTGCAAGGCATAAGGTTCAAATCAATACTTCTGGTAGAACTCTTAAACAAATGGATAAAGGTGGTCTTATTAAAGATTATACTTATAACTATGAAGGTGAAAAGCCAGAAACACTAACAAATGAAGAAGTAGTTATCATTCAAACTACAGATGGTGTGAATATTTTAGATTCTATATCAAGAATTGAGTCTTTAAAGTACCCATTATCTAATATTAAGGCACAATACAACAAACGTAACATACTTTTAGAGAACATTGGTGCTATTGGTATCTTATCTGCTTCAAACTCTGATTTAGGAGGTGCTTTACCAATGAGTCCAGAAGAAAAAGAACAAATACGTAAAGATTGGTATAATCGTTCTAAAGATGAGATTATTATTTCTGAAAACGATGTTAAATGGACTCCAATGTCATATCCTACTAAGGACTTAATGTTGTTTGATGAACTTAAAGCTGATAAACTTGCTATTATAGATGCTTTTGGTCTTAACTACTATATTTTCTCTAACGAAAGTGGTTCTACTTACTCTAACGTAAACTATGGTGAGAGATTATGCTACACTTCTACTATTATTCCAGAGTCAGAACGAATTTATAACAACATTACTGAACAACTTGGATTAGATAAAGAAGGTTTAAGATTAGTTGCTGATTACGGACACCTTCCAGTATTGCAAGACGACATCTTACAAGAAGCACAAAGTATAGACTATAGAGCATCTGCTTTAATCAAGATTGAAAACGACCTTGGAATTACTTTAAGTGATGAAGAAAAGAAATTATTTTTGCGTTTAAAGAAAGGAGTTAATAGATAGTTGTTTCATTACATTATATAGGGAGTGGATTTTATCTACTCCTTTTTTTGTGCATTAAAAAACCCCTCAAGCCAGAATCAACAGCGAGAGGGGTTTAAAAGAAAGAAATAATTAATCAAATACACCGAAAGAATAGAAGAAAAGCGTATTCAAGCACAAATATAATCTTTTTTTATATATCCAACCTTTTAAATAAAGATTTAATCAACATTGACAATCCAGCAAGACAATCTGGTGCATCATCGTTTTTCATTTTACCTTCCTTACTAAAAGATAATAGATTAGTCATAAATTGGTGATAATCGTTATTATTCTCATATTTCACGAATACAAAAGCGTTATTTATACTTGCTGACTGCATGATTATCCTTGTCATCTTATTTTGCGTATTATGCACTTGTAAAATCTTAGTTCTAGTTTGTTTTTGAAGTGTTCTAGCAAAGACAGCTCCCATTGCGTTACTTTCTACCCTACAATAAGAAGTTCGGTATCTATTTAACTTCTCTGCAATCAAAGGAATGGTTACATCAGTATTATTTTTGTTAAAACAATAATCTGCAATGTAAATTGTTCCATCAATAATAACTGCTAGTGCCATAGCTGTATAATCTGCTCCTTGGTCTGATACATCGACATAAGCAATACTTCCAGCACTTCTACCTTTGATAAGATTAAAGTCTGCTTCACTAATAGTACGTAAATTAGAGAATAAACGACCTTTTAAATCGACTGGTTCTTGCATATACTCTGCACTCCAAATATCTGGATTGATTTTCTTACGAATCATCTTATATTGGTCTGTAGACATTACATCAGCACAAAAAGTTTCTTCATTTGAATCTAAGGCTGGAATAACTATCGATTCATCATAACTGCCTTCTTGGAAATTCTTGCCTATAACATCGTTTGTCGACCATCTCGTACCAATATCAATCTTAGCACACGTTCGTTCAAGACGAGAGTCGTGAGTACCTTCTTTCCATTGTAAAACCCTATCATTGGTAACATCGGATAGTGCATCCTCAATACCACGATACAAGTCATCGGTAATAGCAAGTTTTGTAGCACCAAAACCGATAATTGTTCCACCTACACCAGCACCAAAATAACCTACTTGACGAGATTTATTAGTATTCCAACCATTAAGGTTTGCTTTATCATTAGAAATAGTTACATCTGGAAATACAGAATTAAACTTTTCTGATTTTAACACTTGACGTACATCGTAAGAGAACTTTTGATATAGAGTTCCAGTACAAGTGTTACGCATAACAGACTCAGAAGGATTCCTACCTAAAGTCCACGCACAAAATAATGTTGTTATATATGATTTTCCGCCCCTTGGTGGCACTGAGACCGATAAAGAGTTAATCTTACCTTCCTCAATTCTTTGGAAGGCTCTAGCGACACGTTGCAAGAATTTACGTTTAAGAAAAAAGTCTTTGTCATAAAACTTACAAAACTCCCAAAAGTCATCTTTACCTAACTTGGCTCTAAGATGGTATTCCAGTGCTTTCCTCGCTTCCTCCTTCGTTGCTGTCTTCTGTTCCTTCTCCGAGTGCAAGTTCTTGTTCTCTAAAGTAGTCTGGTTCATCATCGTCATCGTCATTTAATAGTGCTTTAATATCTTCTTCTGAAAAGTTGCTTATATCAACTGTAACATTTTTACTTTCCACTTCTTGTGCGTGTGGTTTGTAGGCATTATCCATTAATGCTTTATAGGCATTTACATCACCTTTGAGTGCTTTTTGTAAAATAGCTAGTGTCATTTGATATTCTATAGGAATATATGACTCAATACCAGTAATAGGGTCTTTTCCCCATCGTGTAGCTTCCAAAATAGCACGAACTACTGTACTTCTATTCAATCTGCCTTTAGGTCTACCACCAAGGTTTCTTTTAGGCACATCGGTTTGTTCAACTTCTATAGGTTCATCTTTTTTAGTCACATCGTCTGGTTTAGGTACTTTTAGCGGGTAAAGTGCTTCTTTTACGTCTTTTTCGCTGTATTTGTTCCTAAATTGTACTTTTTCGATGAAAGAAAGTCCTTCATCACCACGTTTTTTAGGTTTTATAACGTATTTACCACGCTTAGTACCAGCTTTTACACCTCTAGCTTCGGTAGTTTTCCTTTTAGCTCTGGTTCTTTTAGGTTTTTCTTCCATTAGAATAAATCAATTAATTGTTCTGCTTGAATAATATTCGTTTCGTATTTACCTCTGCCAGATTTAGTCTTCAATCCAAGGTTAAACTTTTCACGAATTACTTCATCTTGTTCTTCCGTAGTGCATATTACTATGAAGTGTGAACGCTGTTCTTTAGGTTCTTCTTGTGGTTCAAACATATTATCGAATGAATCAAAAGTCATTGCATCTAACTGAATATCTAAGTTCAATTCATCTAGTGAAAAACTACCAAAACTTAAATCACCTTCCATAGCTTCAATGCAATTATTACGATTAGTCCTAACATGAAGCAAGAGGTCACGATAACCTCGAACCTCTTGTCTTTTGTTTTGCGTGCTTTAACACGTTTATTATGGTCTTTAACAATCTTAACACGTTTTACTGGATTCTGTAAATCACGTTTCAATTGTCTTGTTTGTTTTCTATGACTGCTCATTACTTTTACTTTTTAACCAGATTTCTCTTTGTTTTTTATTGTACTTAGCAAGACTTTCTTCTTTTAGTTTAGGCTCTACGTATTCTTTATGATAATACGCTTCTTCTTCGTCCATTCCTTCTACTTCTCTAAAATAATCCGTACTAAAATATTGACCTTTGCGAAATGCTTGTTCTATTTGTTCTTTTTCAAGTTGTAAATAATAATCAATAGCTTCTTTTGGAATAAAATTTTTATTAATACCACCTAAAAAGAAAGCATCATCTAAGAATTGTTCAAACGCTGTTTTTTTAGGATAACTCATTGCGTAGTTTTTTAGCTTTATCGTCATACCACCTCGCTTTCTCTAAGTCACGTTCAATAGATTGGTCTGGCTTTCTACCAGCACGCATTCTGTATTTAAAAGCTGTCATCTCACAATGCAAGATTAATGCTTCTGTACCCCAAAGTAGTTTCATCATATCGATAACTTCCATACTACCTTGTTTGTAGTGTTCTGGATTTACGAAGTCATATTGTTCTTGCTCTTTTTTTTGTTCTTCTTTTTCTTTATCAAGAATTACGTGTTTATTTTTTACATCCCCATTTTTATCTAATTCCCACAACTCAATCCTACTTGCTAAATCAGTAAGTTTTTGGTGTTCTGTTTTTTGGTCTAAATTATTTAGCTTATCCAGCTTTTCAGTTATTTTATCTGCTTTATCTTTACTCATTGTTCTAAAAAATTCAGTTGTGAAAGTATCTACTCCTTCTATTTTACCACCGCTCTTACATTGCATTATTTGACCTAAGAAACTTTCATAGTTATCACCTAAAAAGTGGTAGAATTTAATTATAAAGTTTTCTGACTCTAACAAATCTCCGCATTTAGGTTCAAACCTTCTATACCATGCTTTAAAGTCTTCCATAGGTAAACAATGTTTATCATTACCAGCTTGAAGACCTACAAAGCCATCAGAAGTGTAGCCCATGAATCCATAGACTACACCACTCTCTTTATGTTGATATGTTATCATTAGTCCTTAATAAAAGTTCCGTTAACAGTCTTACCAGTTCGGTTTTTAATTTCTTGATAAGCAATTTCTTCGCACTCATCAATATCAAAACCTAATTGCTCTGCTAGTATTGTAATAACAACTTTTATGTCGCCAAGGGCGTCTATCTGCTCTATTTTATTGCCTTTAAGGATTGCGTTAGCAAGTTCACCAACTTCTTCGCTTAGTTTCATAAATTGTTGAGGTGCTAACTCTGGATTTAATAATCCTTTTGGCTCTCCCCATGCAAGTATTTCTTTCTTTCTCATTTTTATTAATTTAAATCGTCATTTAACATATTCATTTCCTTTCTTAACTTTCTATAGAAGTTGAACACTCCTTTTCTATTCTCACGAAAACTCCATCTAATAGAGAATAGTTCACGCTTAGAGTATTTCATCTTTCTTAAAATATCCAGTTCAACAATAAGTAAATTACTAAAGCAAAACCTACTCTAATAAAACTCTCTACCATAGCACTATTGTTACGTAACCAATTCAATAAAGTATCAGTCTTTAACCATAACAAAGGAACTACTACTAATCTATCTGCAATAAACACAGAGAACATTATAGGCATCAACACGATACCTACAATGAATTTTAAACTTTTCTTAAACTTTTCCATGACTAAAAAGGTAAAGAATCATCATTACTTTCAATCTCTGCAATAACACTTTTCTTAGGTTCAAAACCTTGTCCTTGTGCATCCTTTACAGCATTACTACCAATCTTACTAATCTTCCATACATCTAGTGTATTAAAGAAC